ATCTCCAGCTGCATATCCTGAACCTGCTGCATCGCCGATGGCAGCTGTGACTACTTCTAATCTAGCTGCAGCTGTAGCGCCTGTACCTGCACCACCTGTAAAGGTGATTGTTGGGATATCTGTAAATCCTGAACCTGCGTTAGTGATTGTGATTCCGTCTTCTACTGGAATCGAACCACCAATAATATTTGCTTTTACACCGTCAGATACACGTACAACATACAATGCATTACTGTATGATAGAAAATCTGCGGCTGTAAAGAATGTTTCGGTGTTAAAACCAGTTTTAGGTTTACCGAAACGGCGGGCTAATTCTACTTCAGAACTAATTAAAATTCTTTCATTGATAGGGCCCCAACGAAAAACACCTGCAATCCCACCAGTAGATGTTGATACTGCTGGTACTACTGTAGATAGGTCGATCTCGCTGACATTAACGCCTGGGCTTACTTGAAATGCCATTTCCATTTCTCCTTATTTATTAAAAAAGATTGTGACTTCAATTTTATACTACTCATATTTATAAAATCAACGATTTAGTAATTAGTAATTGAACCACGTTGGAAACCTGTTCTCAAGGTCATCTTCCAATAATATATCATCGTTGTTGAATCCAAATGGCAAAAGGTCGTCTTCAATCTGTTGCTCTGTTTTTTGTCTTAGTTTTATCATAGTATTTATGTCAGTAATCTCTTGGAAAAACGTTTGATCTGTTAGCCATCCAAATAGCACTAAACACATTACTAAATCATCATGATTACCAGCCTCAGCTTCATAGCTAACGCCTCTTCTAGAGAAAGTAGACAATTCGTTTATTGTATCAAAATCATTGATAATTAATTGATCTTGTTCTACCAACATCTTTAACATGTTGCATCCGATAGCTTTTACTTGTTTTGTTGTTCGAATGCCTTTATCTGTCGATTTAGCGAAACCACTTGATATTCTTTTACCAGATCGTCCCGCACTCTCTGTATGTAGTAAACCCTCTACCTCATATTCGTAATTAAGAAGGTCTGCTACTTGATCGCCAATGTCATTTATTTCTACTAACATATAGCATTCTGAATATAACTTATGTACTCTATAAATCATTTCAGCATAATCTATGGGTGTTAACATATTATCTCTAAAAGCTGCTACTTGTTGATACGGCATTTCACTTACATCTAGTACTTGAAACGCAGAATAGTCTAGACCTTTACCTCTAGATACATCAACGACCATAACATATGTTCTATCCTTTTCAGCCTCTTTGTATATCTTAAGACCTTCTCTATCAAATTTTGTATCCATATACACTAAACTCTTTAGTTTAGATCCTTCGATGAGAGTTCCAGAAGACCCTAAGAACTGGCACTCAAATTCTTGAGCAAACTTTTGATAGTCTCCGTCCATTGCTTGAAGAGTTTCTTCTTTCCATTTATCATCTCGGCCAGGGACTTTCTGCCACGGTACTTCGATGAATATATACCCATTTCTACCTTCTCTGGCTCCTTCACATGTCTTGTAGAAGTGATTGAGTCCATTAGGTGTAGATGTGAATAGAATTTTTGTAGTCTTACCGGATGAAATAGTAGGATAGACCGATGCAAAGAACTCATCCCAGTTCTCTACAAATGCCGTCTCATCAATATAAAGAAACGATATAGACTTACCTCGAATAGCAGAACTTGATGTAGCTCCTGCAATAATTTTACATCCGTTTTCAAATTCAACACTCCCTTTGTTCCATTCAATCACGCCTTGTTGCATCCATTTAGGTAATGCTTCATATGCAATTTTAATACGGTCAAGAATTTCACGTGCCGCATCGCCTTTGTTTGCAAGTAGCGCAACAGTCTTATGATCATTAAAGAGAACATAATGTAGAATAATTGCGACTGCTGTTGTTGTTTTACCTGCCTGACGTGAAGTATTAACTGTCACACGTCTGTTAAAAGTGATTGCCTTTGCAATTTCTTTTTGATAATCGTACATCTTAATAGGTATCAACCCATGATCAACATGAACAATCTTAATATAAGTCTCTGAAAAATAAATTGGATCTTTAGCACACTTAACATATTCTTGGATCATGTCCTGATCAAATTCAATCGACATGCCTTTTCGTTTAATGTTAGTGTTACCGTTGTAACCCTTTACTTGAATATCATTCATTTTTTACATCTTTTAAAAGCTGTTGTAGCTCGGCTGTGCTACCCACAAACAAGTTGTTATTTGTAACCTTTTTATCTTCAGTAGGTTCTTCTTTGCGTTTTTTATCGCCCATCGATACTAAATCTTTATTGGCATCTACAAGTGTCTTCATAATAGTAGATACGACTTCGTAAGCACGAGGATGTTCTGATGCTTTCGCTACATCTAACATCTGCTCTAAAGCATCTGTTCCCTTTTCAATTACATTGTAAAAGTTTTCTCTTGCATACTTGTAATCGTTTTCTTCATCAGTTGCAGTATCACATTGACCGCAACAGTCTGGTGTTCCGCAATTAGTATGTTTTTTATCAACTATAACTTCGCCTTCAATAATATCGTTAATTGGGGTCAAGCCTAAGTTCTTACCTATTTCATCTTCCATTTAATCCTCACTCATATTCTACGATGTGTGCCCAATCTTCTTCAAAGTCTATAGTTGACCAGTCTACAGTTTCAGTAGAGTCAGTAGTAGGTTCGTTATTAGAAGTCATACCAGGATATACGTTTATTACCTGTGGGTCACGACTATCATCCATACCATCATATGATTTAGTTTTTGCAAATTTAATAACTTTTTTATCTGTCTTAGGACCAAAATAGTATCCCTTCATAGTAAAGCTGAGAGTCCATAGTAAACTTCTACGTGATTCGTAATCGCCTTCGTATATATCTTCTGTGCTTATACTATTCAATATAACAGGAATGTCTAGGTATAAGTTTATATCATCAACAAGTCTTACTGTCAAAGTTTGTTCTGGTTTAAAGAATGGGATGATCTGTTCTAAAATCTTCGTACCATCTTCAGCAAACTTAGTCATTATGTTTAGTTGAAATTCTAAGTTGTATGGAGCAGGTGTAAACTGAGTCTTAAATGCATTAGCATCTGCCGCATTGACTGTAGAGTTTTGTACCATATTAGTTAGCTTGCGCTCTGGATCATATGTCATTCCAGTTATCTCAAAACTCATTCTAGGCAATGTCATCGCTGGCGCAGTCAAATTTGGGTCTTGCTCTAGTTTAGATAAGAACTTTTGAATTGGACCATAGTTGACGGGTACTTTAATTGTTTGTACAATAGCATCACTATTATCTCTACGATATATCACAATATCATTGAATAACGTACCAAATACGGCAACATATCTTCTTGTAGTTTCGTTGTAAAATCTATGCCCAAACATTAGTAGTTATCCTCTCCAAATGGATTTGTCTCTGTGAAATCCAAAATGTTATCGGCTACATTTTCAATCGTTGTGTTATCAGCAAGAGCATCAAACGTTTCGATATCTGCATTAGCTTCTGTGGATGTTAAATCATAAGCATCTAGTAGTGAGTCTATCTCATACCAACCAGTTTGAAATCTTTCACCAGAGTATTCGAATAGTTCACAACGCAAATCATATGTTTGTAAGTTGCCCATTTGATAGAATATTGCTTCATGCTCTACGTGTTGTATTTGGAATATCTTTTTATTTAATGGGAAATATATTAGATCACCTTCTTGAGGTCTTACGTCTTCTGTATGTAATCCAACTTCTTTATTGAAAGTTCGAATAGCAATAGTGAATGTAATACTATCACGAATTTGTAAACCAAATCTTGATAAGAAGTCACCTTCTCCTTCAAACCCATCTACGTTCTTAATATACATTTCCATTGAATATGCTGAGCTAAAGATTGATAGATCATCTTCGTTTAGAAGTTCGTCTTTTGCACCAAGTGTTCTACTAATATACCAACAGTCATGACCATATATTCGAGTAGACTCTATAATCAAGTCCTCAACTAGTTCTTGCTCCATTGAGTTAGTAAAGTTATTAAAGTAGAAGTTTGTAGCCACTTTCTTATCCTATCATATCAATCACTGGCAAACTATATGAATTAATCATATCTTCTTCAAGTTTCTCAATCTCAGTTTGAGCGTCTTGAAGAATTTGTGCGCCATTGAACGAAACTCCTCCGGGTAATTGCATACCTTCGAATTTGGTTAAATTAGAACCCCATTGATATTTTATCTTTGCGGTTGAATAGTTTTGAAGCCATCTATCTTTCCAAACATCTGCATATGTGTTTGGGTCTACAACTTGATAACACTCAGCTACAATATAAGCACCTTCACTTAATCGATTCCAATCGGTATCGACGTGTAGTTTGTTTACGTGACGATTATATCTAATAGGCTGCGCTCCAGTCAATATTTCTTCCATGAATTGAATGTATTGCATGTTCATATAATAGTGAGTTAAATCGTAGTTAGCAATTTCATGCATATGATTTAATACAAACTGATATTGTGCGCTAAAAATGTTTGATGTAGAGAGTGATGTAGATGAAAGATTAAAAATATTAATCACACCAATAATACTCTCTGGTACTGTGATATAACCGTTTGCCTTATCATCTGCAGTGATTTGATGCTTTAGATAAATCTTCTCAGCACCATCAAAGTGATAGTCCCAATAATAAGACAAAGCTTCATCAATACGATCAGATACTTGATCAACATCAACGTTTATTTCTATGACTGGTTTTCCAAGTTTGCGTAAGCAATATTCGCTAAACTCTTTTCTTGTTGTCGGTTGTGCCATTCCACCTACCCTATAAATTTCTTTTCAACATTCATCTTACTATTTATAAGCATTAGAACATCATCAAAGGTGATCCACTTTTGCTATCTTCTTCAGTTTCTTTTATTAACCCTAAGAATGTACCACTAACACTACTATCTCCCACATACCAGCTACCTGCTACAGGTAGACCATTAAAATTAAAGAATTCGTTAGTCTTTCCGTCACCGATGTTTATTGGGCTACCAGTTCCATTAGTATGTTTTGCTGTACCATTTCCTTGAATATATAAGTTCTCTGGTGCAAACTCTTCAAATGTAAACTCATCATTAGTAAGAAGTTTTAAATGAGTACCTTCTAAATCTCCTGATAATATTTTTGGTATAGAAGTATTTACAAATAGCATTCTATTATCTGTTGTTGATTTTTGTTTGTATCTTGCGTTAGGTCCTAGCTTTACACCTTTCAAATAATAATAATCATTAGTATAGTCATGATACATTGATACGTCTCCTGTATTAATAAGAGAGAAATCAAGTAACGGCATGGTATACAAAGGTAGTTCCATAGTGTACGTACCAGCTCCTGCATCAGGCCTAAACTCTAAAGTATCTTGTGGTAGAGGATAATTTTCTGTTGCAGCGGTAGCGTTTGAATCATAAGAACTAGTGCTAAATTGGTGTATCAAACCATCTCCCGCAGATAACAAAAACATTTTAGTTCCGCTAGGATTAAATACCATACTACCATGTCCAGACCCACTACCAATAGATGTTATGCTAATACTATCTATAAGGGAAATTGTAGACGATAGATCATAAGCACTAGATAGACTATATTGATTTATTTGAGGACCAGGGCTATCAGTTCTAATAACAAACATTCTAGTACCATCACTATTAAATGCAGCGCCAGATGCAGTCATATTATTACCGATACTATAATTTGAACCCGCAGTACCTGTAGTTACATCATAAGCAGTTGTTAAATCCCACTCTTTAACACTACCTTGAGCATAAGTAATAAAAAACTTAGTGCCATCAGGCTTCCAAGTAATTTCTC